ACTGGATGGCCGCGATTTTTTGGAGTCCTGCCAGCCTGTCCCCCACTATCTTTGTGACTCCAGGCACATTTCCCAAAGCATGGGCCCACAATGTCCCATCACCCGGGACCACTACAACTGAAGGCTGTTCTTTTTTTGGAGATCAATCAGGACCGTTGGCTAAACCTTATCGCGCCCGTTCTTTTGAAATTTGAATTATTGGCGCGATTACCAATAAATGGACCATGTGTATAACTGGGTCGATGTTGACAGATTTGTATTTGAGCAGTACATGGTCCAGTAAAAACTCAAGTGTAGAGTTATGTAATTTGAAATGATAATCGTGTTGACTATATAATGGACTTGAGTTTTGATACATGAAATCGTCAGTTAAGGATTAAAGATATACATCGTTCTAATATGTATCAGTCAAGGTATACACGTGTGGCACCCTATGTGCAGAGACGATTTCAACGACGTAATCAAGTGTTTAAGCGCACAGTATCAGGGAGACGTAATGACGTTAAACGTCGATCAAGTCAATTAATTAAGAGTAATGAGGAACCTAAGATTACGTCGCAGCGCATACATGAAAACCAATATGGCCCTGAGTTCGTTATGGCGCATAATGCAGCTATTTCCACGTTCATTAATTATCCTGTACTTGGTAAGACTCAACCTAATCGAAGCAGGTCGTATATTAAGCTTAAACGTTTATCGTTTAAGGGAACCGTTAAGATTGAACGTGTGCATGCTGACGTGAACATGGACGGGGTCTGTCCTAAAATTGAAGGCGTCTTCTCACTGGTTATTGTGGTTGATCGTAAACCACATTTAAGTTCGTCTGGGGTGTTGCATACATTTGATGAAGTATTCGGTGCAAGAATCCACAGCCATGGGAACTTAGCCATTACAACATCTTTGAAAGATCGGTATTACGTCCGGCATGTATTGAAGCGCGTATTGTCAGTTGAGAAGGACACTGTCATGGTAGATATCGAAGGATGCACATCCCTTTCTAACAAGCGCTTCAACTGCTGGTCTACATTTAAGGATTTAGAACATGACACATGTAACGGTGTTTATGCGAATATAAGCAAGAATGCCATATTAGTTTACTATTGCTGGATGTCGGATGTCATGTCTAAAGCATCCACATTTGTATCATATGACCTAGAATATGTAGGGTGAATCCATAATAAAATATGTAAATATATTGGACAAGTAATTGACTGATACAAATGTATTTATTGCAAAGACTTCGGCTGTGCCGGGTTACAATTGTTACTAATACATTCGTGAACCGTAGTCCTAACAAGTTCGTTCAATTGGGCCATTGACATTGTTATATTGGAGTGGGCTCTTTGTAGACCAACCTGTGATGCGGAATCACCTGGGTCTAATACGCTTGGGCCCAATTGATGAAGCTCTCTATAGGGGTGCATCTTCGAATCCCTTGAAGGACTACTTGTACCCACGGTGCTCCTGGAAGCCCATGACTCACCTGGCCTCAATTCAATTGGGCCTGTAAGCCCAACCCTTGACATTGAATTGGACCGTAAGACTTTGCGCTCCCACTGGCCATAGTCCACATGGGAGAAGTCCACATCGTTATGGGAGAATTGTTTAGATAGTATTTTGACAGTGGGAGCCCGGAATGGTATATCTACCGAGTGCTTAGCTGTTGAGAGTTTTAGCTTGCCTTTGAACTTGGCAAAATGAGTCCTTTGATGTACATTTGTGTCGGACACTCGGTAGTATAATCTCCATGGAATGGGGTCCTTCAGTGAAAAGAATGACGACGAGAAGTAATGTAGGTCTATGTTGCATCGTATTGGAAATGTCCAAGATGCTTGTAATGACTCGTTATCCGTCATTCTTTGGTCATGAATCTCCACAATGACCGACCCAGAGGCGTTAATCGGAACCTGCTGTCTATATTCTATGACGCAGTGGTCAATTTTCATACAGCTGCGACTTAGTCGTGCCGTTAGCTGTGATGCCGTGGAAGGAAACTGAAGGACTATCTCMGTCAGATCATGCGACAGCTGGTATTCATCTCTATGAGATTCAAGATAATTAAAGGCGCTAGGAGCACTCGCCAACCCCGCTTCCATATCTGAAAATATGCCGCAGCAGAAGTGTTTCGCGCANAAGAGGATGTTGCTATCACGGNTTTATATACAGGTGCGGCATTAACAAGGCAAAACACTTGTACCGGTTGTTGCTGAAGTTCTGTCAAAGAATTAAAGAATTGGTAAAGGAAGTCTGTGGGAGCAGCTTAGTAATATGGGAAGCTATGGCAACAACCAACAAAGCTCAAACTGATATGAAGAGGATCAGAATTTTGGATATGGCGATACAAGTTGTTTATTAGAGAAACTGCAATGAGATGTCCTCTGAGTAAGGGATTATATAGAGATAACATCCGAACGTACGCTTAAGAATTGTTTGAACTAGTTGAGAAGAATGGCAAATATGTAAATATGGTATAGGACTCCAGCGGAGTCCCTCAACTCCTGTCATATATTGTGGAGTCCTGGAGTCCCTTATATACATAAAGCCTCTAGGACTCTAAAGGACAGGTGCCCTAATCGCGGCCATCCATATAATATT